GGCGAGTGAAGATTTAGAAAAGATGCTAAAAACGAGTCATATCACAATGTGGAAGAATGATATTAAAAATATGTGAGCAGTAGATAAGTATGAGTGAGGCTGCTAATATCGCCCTTAATGCTATTGGGATGCAGGATACACATCTCCTTTCTACAAAATCTAAAGATTCTTTATTTAATCCGTCCCATAAACATAATTCTGATTTTCGTAAGTATCACCGCACCCATACGGTTGATAATCTCCAAAAAAATGAGTGGTGGCCATTCGGGCATACAGTCAAGGTTGAATTCAATCCTAGAAATATGGGTGATCTTCTTACAAATATATGGGTAAAAATAGCATTACCAGAGTGGAGTGTAAGTGAAGCGGGTGATTGGGCATATGGTAAGTTCGTGGGGAGAAGACTTATAAAAAACATAAGAATGCGTGTGGATGGGCTCATTTTACAAGAAATTGATACTGAAATGATGGTAATTTTTGATCAATTATATAAAAGTTATGATCAAAAACTCGCATTAAATGCACAGTTTAACCTAAATAGATATCATACCAATAGACATCCGATAGAAATTGATCTAGACGCACAAAAGAATGTTTTTATTCATATACCATTCTTTTTTACACAAAACTATGGAGGAGACGCATACGACGAAAATAAACAAAATAAGCCTCCATTTCCCGTATGTAGTATACATAAACAAAAAATTCAATTTGAGATTGAATTTCATAAACCTAGTTATTTTGTATACACAAATCTTACGAATAATAGAATTTTACCCCCGAAAATGATTGATAATTTTCAAATTGTTACAGAAGAAGTTACATTATCTAATGAAGAACGTTTGTATTACAAAACGAAGCCTATAGAAATAACTACTGAATTTATTAAAAAACATAGTTCTAGAGATATAAATGTAATTGAGGATAAAACATTTAGTATAAATTTAGAACCAACTATACCCGTAAAAATGTTTCATTGGTTTTTTAGACCAAAATATTTCGAAGCTGACGGTAATTATAATAGACTTTTGGTAGATTATAGAATGTTTTTTAAAACGGCAACTTTCTTAATCCATAGAAGACAAATTAACATACTAAAGAGTGCGTATTTTACACTAAATGGTGAACGATTTCCACGAGTAACGAAAATTGATTCAGAATATTTTAAACGATTCGTACCCTATACATCAAAATTATCTGAAAGTGGTCTATCACCAACTTTACAGGGTAGTGATTCTGTAGGTGGTGTGGGACAGGATAAATTAACACAGACCATTATGCGTCAATTGGGTGAATCTGATATATTCTCTTATAATTTTGCCGTATATCCAAAAAGTACACAACCTTCTGGGTTTCTAGACTTTTCACAATTAAATTCCGATAAAACGCAACTGCATATAGAACTTTCACCAGCGACGTTAAATAATGTGATAACTTACGTCGATCTGGAATATACTTCGGCTTACCCACCAATAGGTGGGACTCCTCAATATATAAGAGACACATTCACAATGGACGATTTAACAATGTATCTATATTATACGGGTTATAACATGTTACGATTCGAAGATGGATACGTATCTTTTAATGGTTAAAAAATAAATGTGTAAATTAAGTATGTCAGGTAGATTACAAATAGCTACTAGAGGCCTGCAAAATGAATGGATAAATGGAACTCCAACACAGTCACATTTTCTATTTTCATTAAATAAACATTCTAAATTTGCATTTGATATATTTGAAATTCCATTAAGTGAAACAGAATATGATAGAGAATCTACATGTGTTATTCCATTGGATGCGGGGGATCTTATTACACAGATGACACTCCGTTATCAAATATTTTTAAAGGATGTGTCATTAAGATCTGCTCTTCAAACCATGTTCATAAAAAATAGTCCCGCACTTCATCTAATTGAATATGTAGATTTATTCATGGGTGGTATGCATATACAAAGACTCACATCTGAATGGATGGATACATATAATACAATACAGTATGAAAAGACTTTAAAAGAATCAACCCGAGAATCAGCTAGTTTTGATCGTGCTGAATTGGAACAAGGACGTGACTATGATTCCGAGACATCATTTCCATCCGTTTATTTAAATCTACCATTTTATTTCAATGATAATTTAAAATCAGCCATACTCACGTGTAAACTCACTAAAGTGAGTTGTCGTGTTAAAATTAAATTCAGAAAATTATCAGATGTACTTCGATTAGGTAGCTCCGACGCGAGTGATTTTTTTAATGATAATCTAAACCCCAAGTATGGGACGTCGTCGTACCCATCAACCCAGTCACAAAAGGAAGAAATCGTAAACAACTTTTTAAGTAAAGACGTAATTATATCGAATGCGTCCGTTTTAACACAGTATGCGTATTTAGATACGGATGAGTTACAATATTTAAAGAGTCGACCTATAGAACATATCATTACACAATTACAGTTAAAACGATTTGATGTTCCAAGAGGAGAAACGAAAAGAATTCAACTCAATTTTAAGCATCCGGTTAAAACACTCTATTTTTTCGTTGGTCCAAAAAACAAGTATGATGTAGATGGTGAATATATGAAGAATATTCGTTTTTCTAATGCAAAACTTTTATTTAATAATCAAATTATGTTTGAAGATGGACCAGAAAGACTTATTTACTACAATTCCAAAACGAATACAATGTCAGGAGTATACCTTTTACAAGAAAAAAAAGAAATTGGTAGTTATTCGTTTGCGTTGTATCCCCTAAAGAAAGAACTAACTGGGCATGTAAATTTCAGTAGAATTATAAATCAGGAATTTGAAATATCATTACCAAACACTGAGACTATTACCGAATATTATAAAAACCCTGATACTTCAACATTACAGGATCTAAATGAATGTCAGATATATGCCGAGAGTTATAACATTTTACATTACTCTAGTGGGTTAGTTGGCTTAAAATTTTAATATGTAAATAATATAATGGCTGGTAAAATTCAAATTGCCGCAAGTGGTTTCATAACGGAGCAATTAGTCGGTGAACCAGACTTTACTTATTTCAATATTTTCTTTCCTAAACACAGACATTTTGCGAAAGAAACTGTTAATCTCAGACCGGACAACGAAAAAGACGTACAGACAGGGGATCATGTAGAATTTACTATACCAGCTAATAGTGGTGATATCTTAAATAGACTATCTATTAGTTTTAGTATTCCAGAAAATTTAAGTGAATACAATACTAGTACTGATGGAAACCTGTTAGTGGACCAATTCGGTATAAGTATATTTGAGTATATCGATCTTTATATAGGTGATCAATTACTAAATAGAATCACATCGGATGATATAAATATTTATAATGTCACACGTGCACCATCTACACATGCTTTAACGAATGACTGTATACAAGGTGTGAAATTTAGACCAGTCACAACGATTGGGTCAACGGTTCCGGGTAGTAGCGAACGTATATTTCTTACTTCACCATATTGGGTAAATGGGCAATCTAAACGTACAGATGAAGCTTATTATAGAGGTACAACTTTGGCACAATTAAATTTAGCATTTCGCAATTATATTGTAGACCTCCCATTTTATTTCCATGACCGCCCAAAACATGGTTTTCCCTTATGTTCTATACGATATCAAGAACTCAAGATCCGAATCAAACTTCGAGATGGTAAAGAAGTTGTATTTCCAGTAAAGAGTACCATTGGAGCGGTAGAATCAGAATGGGATTATGAAAATGACAGTAACACCAAAAACTTCCCACTTTCAAACTTTAAACTTAATATGGATGTTATACATTTAGATAAAGCTGAACGACTTAAATTGAGATCTGGATGTAACGATATTTTAATCGAACAAAATCAACATGAAAGATTTACTATGGAACGCGGTATAAAGAGTCAAAGTTATCGACTAAATTTAAAAAATTGTGTCAAAGAGCTCTATTTCATAGCTAAAAAAACGCATAAAGACTTAACCCCGTCAGAAAAAGCCATTTTACAGACGATATACGATTCAGACCTTTCATCTTATGGTGGCCCCCCTTTACTTGGTGCACCCAGTGCCTCGTGGAACACCACATTTGCGGGAACAAAGGTATTCCAAAAACCGGTTCCGTGTATATACATGCGTCAAAAACACATAACCTTAACATGTGATGGAATACCAATTTTGGATGAAACGACGGGTTCTCATCAATTTCTATCTGCGTGTATACCCGATGTTTATCATAAACAAACACCAATCGAAAATAATTTAACTATGTACAGTTTCGCTTTACACCCAGATAATATGGAACCGTCTGGAGATGTAAACTTTACAATGATCAAAGACGCTACCATACAGGTGGAATTGTCTAGTGATGGTTCATATGGATTATACAGTGTATATAATGAACTTCTAACCACCTCCTCAAGTCATATCGTTCATGTAGAAAAGGATGTACATATAATTGCTAAAAGCTATAACATTCTTCGTATTAAGGATGGTGTAGGGGAAATACTATTTTAATTTCTCGATAGTTCCGGGTACTGTGGAACTATGGGGAATT